TCTTCAGAAAAGTGGATTGATGTAAAGTAAACTTGCTGGCAGGTCATTGAGGGTAGGAGATAGTAATGAAAAAAGAATGTGGCCATACTTGCTGGTGCGCTTGTGAAAAAGAAATATGCGCTAATTGCGGTAAGGCGTTTTGGAATACGCAGTTAGGCTTATTATCTGATGCCATTCAAGACCACAAGCCAGCTTGCTGCTATGAATGTAATAAGGCATTAGGACAAATAAAATGAATTGAGCGACCTGGAACCTGCCAGCAAACAAGACAAGGAGGTTGAGATGCAGTACATGATAACTAAAGAAGAATGTCAAAAGAAATGTGATGGAAGAGTCTGCACTACTTGCGGAACTCCCATAATTCCATTTGAAACAGTGGACAATTCAAACAACCCTACTCACTGGCCGGGGTGTGAAAAGTGCCAAAAATTCAACTACGGGACAACGCCTGTAATCTATCTCAAAGCCGAATCGATGAAGAAGAATTATTACAATGTTAGCATTGATGACCTTTGCTCAATCGTAAACGTCCTCTACTCCGACGCCCAGGCAGAGATTGAGGCGTTTCGTAAGTCAGAAAAAGAACTGTCCGATGCTCACTTGCGAATCCGCGAGAGAGTAGAGGCTTGGGATACTAAGCCGGGCGGTGAAGATCGTTTTGAAGTTACGGAAAAGTGCATAGACAGCATGAAAGCCGACCTCACCGCAGCGCGAGAAACCGTCGCAGATCAGCAGATAGAACTGGTACAGCTCAGAAAAGATTACGAATCTGTGTCTAGTCTATTGATTGATGCGCGGGAGGAGATTAAGGCAATAACGGCAGCAGGCAAAATGTTTGCAGAAGAAATAGATAGTGCAGGAGCTGACCTTACTGTAGCACAAGAGATGATTGCTAATTATAAAATTATACTGTCGACTCATAGACTGCGAGAGAGGCGACAGGATGAGGAAATTGGCAAGCTGACTGCTGAGAATAAGCGACTTAGGGAGGCAAGGAGGAAATGAACTTATTCAAAACAGGTATAAGAGTTAATGGTGTTCTGCATATATGGATTGGTAATGGTGGAAACTCTCCAAATTCAGACATATACAAGTGCAACTGCGGTAGGGAGTTCAATAAAGAAGAAATGGTGAAGCATATTCAGGATTTAATGGGTAAGGAGGAAGCTATGACAGATAATCTTAAACCTTGTCCCTTCTGCGGGGAGAAAGAAGATATTGTAATATTAGCAAAACGGATACATGGGCATCCTGTGGAGATAAACGGCCATAAGTATTGGCGTGTTGAATGTCTTCCCTGCGATGCAAAGACAGGTAATTGTTTTGATGCGGATGCTGATATATTCGGATTTAAAGATGGGCGGGAAATGGCAATAGCACGCTGGAATAGGAGGACATAATGGACAACCTTAAAGTATTGCCACCATACTTTATCGCCCTGCAACCGAAGATTAGGGAGGCGATAGGGGCGATTAAACATGGGATAGATTTTGGAACCTTAACGAACGCTGCGAAGAAATTGCGGGTATAGACACCATTATGACCTCTGCCTCTATCCGCCTCCCTCTCACCATCGACGATTCCAGCCCGGAGGCGAGGAAACGGAGCCTGTGGGGGATGGTGGATTGGGACAAGTACTCAATTCAATCAGATATAGATGGCACAGTATGTATAATTTGCATCAATGATGGCATATCTTGGTCATCTGGTTGGTGTACTCCCACTCTCGCCTTGCTCAAGGCCCTGGCGCATCAGGAAGGCTTGGAGGTGAAGTGATGTTAACCGATGCTGCAACAGATAATGACAAGGTTGATTTTATAAAGTGGGTATGTCTCGATTGCCGATGGATAGGATCAAGACACGAGACGGATAGTAACTTTATCTTCAGTGTACTTTGCCTAAAGTGTGGCAGTAATCGTATGGAGGTCCATCCATGCTAACTGACGAAATCAAGCGATATCTGACTGAGGAAGTGCTGCATGAGTGCTGGCACAGATCAACAAGTCCGTCAGTAATAGGTGCTATATGTGCCTGTCAGAAAGTTTCTTTTAACGTAAAACATGCAGATAAGTATAACCGTGCCTTCACCACCCAAGCTGATACGATGGCTCTCTACTCTGCGATTTTCAAAGTAGGGAGGTGGGAGGAGTTTCATGACTTTGTAATAAGGATATATAAGCAGCAGTATAATTTATATAATAGAGAACAATATGCAAACTTTAACTCTTGGCTCTTCTGCCTCTCCGGCGAGGGCTATGAGGAACGGTGTAGAATGGTGGAGGAGTTTAGGAAGGGAGATATAAATGCCAAGTAACAAAAAGTACTATATACCTGTAAAGAAGATAAAGCCTGAAGATGTAAATGCTGATCTTATTCTTGCTGACAAGTCTCACGGCTTTGGTTATAAGATAAAGAGAAACCCCTCTGGTAAGCCTACTGAGATAGCTATAAAGCTGGGACTCTTCACTAGAATCTATGACACCAAGAAGTACACTATCTACGCGCTGATAAGAATCGAACGAATCTTGGAGGGAACAGATGGAGATAAGAGAACTCGGCAGAACTTGTCCAGAGCCAAAATGCGGCTCAACAAGAACAGTTACTTACCATGAAAAGGACTATCCCTTCGAGACTAGCGTCTGTCGTAGATGTGCAACGCTCTGGAGAACAATGCTCTCTATGGTAAAAAATTTACCAAAGGAGAGCGGAGACAATCGAACATAGATGTTGACAACTCCAACCAAATGTGTTATGTTGTGCGAAAGTGAGGTTATCATGAAGTCAGGTATACGTCGCTATCTTGGAAAGTTTAACTGGTATGGAGAGGTTCACACTCTCCACGCGAACGCATGTAGCAAAGATGCAGCCTTTATGATCTTCACAACTGTACTGGCGAAGAAGTTTCAGCGCACTCGTAGTGCTATAAAGAGATACTTCAACGGAACGAAGGATAACTACACTATAAGAGAGGAGGAAAAGAAGTGAGCGGAAGGAATCGAAGTCAGACAGCCATCCTAAGCATTCTCAGTTCTAACATTCAGATGTTACCTATTGGAGACTACAAGGTACATATCGACAGTGTGAGGATAGAGAAGGGAAGCGTGAAGCTAACGGCGAGAATTCTTGAGACGATCAGAAAGGAGGAGGAAGATGCCAACGAGAGATGAGAAGGCTGCATATCGAGAGCGCTGGAGGTAAATAATGATACAATCGCATAGCTCCTGGCTTATTCATGATGCTACGAAGCTCCAGTCATATATGGACTGCGCCCGTTCTTATTTCTTTGAGTACGTTCTCGGTTGGAGAGCTGAGGCACCTAACATTCACCTCGAATTCGGAAGCGCTTGGCATCTCGCCATGGAACACTTGATCAACAATGGCTACAACGACGCGTCTATCCTCGAGGCCTACACTAAGCTGACGACCTACTATCGCCAGTTCTTCCCTGAAATCATGGATGATAGTAACCATCCTAAGACCCCTGCTATGGCTTTCAAGGCTCTTATCGAGTATGCCAAGGAATATCAGAATGACAGGTTCCAACCTCTGTACACTGAGATAGCTGGCACTGTTTCTCTCACTGACCGAATCAGCCTACACTTTCGGATGGACTCCATCCTTGATACACCTGATGGGATTAAGTCGAGAGAACATAAAACAGGTAGCCAGCTATCTCGTCAATGGATGGACCAGTGGGCGCTGAAGATGCAGACTGGCGTCTATAACCATGTTCTCTACTGTCTCTTCCCACCTGAGAAGGTCTGGGGTGTCGAGATAAATGGAACGATCTTTAGTAAGAAGAACATTCAGTTCCAACGTGTCCCTTCTCGACGCACGCTGCAAGCGATGGAGGTATGGTACTGGAATACGATCTGGTGGATAGAGGAGATAGAGAAGGACTTCGAGAGGCTGGCTAACTGTAGTCCAGATGATACTATCCTCAGATGCTTCAAGATGAATACTGAGAACTGCACCAAGTACTTCGGCTGTAAGTATCACGACTTCTGTGTAGCCTGGCCTAATCCGCTAAGTCGATGCGAAGAGATCCCTATGGGAATGAAGATCGAGTACTGGGATCCTGCAGACACTAGCGATGCTAAGCACGTCTTTGCTCTTGGAACAGGAACAGAAAATAAGGAGGTAAGCAAGTGACATTAGATATACAGAAGGAGTTCGCAGACATTCGAAAGATGTACTCTGAACAGTCTCAGCAGAAGAGCTACAACGCTCTGATCTACGGAGACTTCGGAACTGGGAAGACTCAGATTGCTACGACCTGCCGCCTGCCTGTTCACATAGAGAGCTTCGACCCTGGTGGGACTAAGACCGTCCGAGATGAGATAAAGTCTGGCAAGATCCTTGCCGATACTCGCTATGAAGTCGAAGATCCA